TTACGTATTTTCATTCTCATGTATGGAACGAACACAAAACGATTCGTTTACCATATCTTGAAGTGGCACGTAGAGCATATAAACAATTAAGCTTAATTGAAGATAGTATTGTTGTATATCGTTTAGTTAGAGCACCAGAGCGTTTAGTATTTAAAGTAGACGTTGGTAATATGCCTGGACCTAAAGCAGAAGCGTATATGAAGCGCTTAATGCAAAATTACTGGTCTCGTAGAACATACGACAACGATCAAGGTGCAAATGTTAATGTGTATGATCCACAATCCATGTTAGATAGCTATTGGTTTGCAAAAAGACCAGATGGAAGTGGTACAGATGTTACACAACTACAAGGTGGTGCAAACTTAGGTCAATTAGATGATTTAAATTACTTTGTTAAAAAGTTATATAAAGCCTTACGTGTACCAACAAGTCGTTTAGATCCAGAAGCTAAGTTTGCTGATGGTACTGAAATTTTAAGAGAAGAACTTAAGTTCGCTTTACTTATTATACGTTTCCAGCGTCAATTTGCTTCTACATTAAAAGAAACGTTTATATCGCATTTAAAGTTAAAAGGTTTGTGGGATCAGTACAAGCTTAAAGATCACGATATTAACGTTGCATTTAACCCGCCTACGTATTTCCATGCTGCAAGAGAAGCTCAAATACATGAGCTAAAGTTTAAGACATTAAGCGATATTATTCAAACAGAAGCTGTATCAAAATCATATGCTTTAAAGAAGTATATGAACTGGACAGACGAAGACTTAAAGGTTAATAGAGAGTGGCAAAAGAAAGATGCTGCCTTTACGTTTGAATTAACTCAAATCACTAATGCTGGTACTAACTGGCGTCAAGGTATTACCGGTGGTGGTGCAGCAGGTAGTGGCGGTGGCGGTGGGAACGGCGGTGGCACACCTCCAGCATTTGGTCCTGGACCGGGTGGTGGAAGCGCATTACCACCTCAAGGCGGAGAAGCACCAGCGGGCGGTGAAGCACCAGCAGGTGGAGAGGCTCCAGCAGGACCTGAAGCAGCAGGCGGGGCACCAAGCGCACTTCCAGGCGCTCAATAATTAGCCCATAAAAAAGCCTGCTTGATTGCCTAAATATAGGCATGACAAGCGGTATATATAGACTGAACGGCCCAAAAGGATATTATTATATAGGTTCATCTAATCAGATTGAACGTAGAACAACTAAGCATTTTCAACATCTTAGAGAGAATAAGCATATCAATAAACATTTACAGAATGTTTATAACAAGTATAAAGGCTTTAGTTGGACATGGGAATGTATTAAAAAAGCTCCTGAAACGCGTCTCTTAAAAGAAGAACAAAAATATTTAAATACACATTTTGGTACAGAGTTATGCTTAAACTTGGTACCTACAGCTAATAAGCCGCCTTCTTGGAAAGGAAAAAAGTTATCTGATGAACATAAATCTAAAATAAGTGTAGCTAAAAAAGGATGGAAACCTAACCCAGACACCATTCAAAATATGCGTAGAGCTGCCAGAAAGCGTTGTAATACTACACCGTTTTTTCTTATTAATGAAAAAGAAAAGCTTGGTCCTTTTTATACATTTAAAGAGGTTAAATTGACTGGTATAATGGATGATAGTTCTGCTTGCGAGCTGTATAATAATATTGGCGGTCCAACTCGAAAAGGTTATAGACTTAAATGTATAACTACTTGATAAAGAACAAGTTCAGCCCATAAAAAATCCGGGAGGTTCTTGATCCTCTTGGCGTGTGTTCATTAACTGATCTTCAAGGTCTTTCTTTTCAGTAACACCTTGTGTCATTAACGTATCGTATTGTAGTGTACCACTACCAAATAATTGTGTACCGCTGAATTTACCACGCGTATTAGCGATATTAATCTTTATAAGTGCTTTAGCATACTCCATTACCCAGCGCTCTTTAACAAGATCTTTAATAGGTCTTTCTACTCTACAACTAACTGTAGCCCAATACCGATCAGTATTAGCTGCTACTACTGGATCTGGTGTAATACGTAAAACTTGAGTACGTGGATCAAATCTAAAATAAGGTTGTTGTGCAAACACCTTTTCACGAGTCTTTAACCAGTCTTTTAAGATGTGCCACGAAATAACGTCAAATGCTTTACTACCTAAACTATAAGCAAAGTGCATTTGTTGTGCCATTGATTGTTCAATAGTAAACAGTGTGTTAACACCGTTATTACTACCAACAGTAAATGAAGTAACATCGATTACTTTTCTGTAATCGTTTAAATCGACATCCCAACCAGATTGAAATGTAGAACTCAAGGCAGATACTTCTGGGTTTAAAGTATTATTAATAAGTGTGTCCATTCTTATACCCTGACCGCCTGTATAGAGATTGCTATCAAATACGATTAGTTCTTCCGTACCTGGAGTAAACTTTGTATACATTTCAATAGCATATGCAATCATGTCATATGCTGCCACGCACGCAATTTCAAGGTTAATTACAGGTGCACCGAGTTGAAAGAAGATACGCTCTGCAAGCATATCATAGCTTTTAATTCTACTATTTAAATTAGTAGATAGAAAGTCTGCAGGACCCACAGTGCTGGAAGGATTAGCCATATCGCTAATACTTACTTAGCATCTAATAATTTTAATAAGGTATCCATTACTTCTTGAGCACTAACAAATGCATCTTGAATATAATCACATTGTTCCCACAACCAAAATTGCTTTTCTCTTAGATAACGCTCACTCTTTAACATATTAAGGTTACGGGTATATCCAAAGATTTTAGGGTCTGATTGACTGAATATAACAATACCTCGTTTGAGTTTATAATATGCACATAGATGTTGTAAGAAACTATCTACAGATATCCAAGTATCACTCTCATTAACAAGGTCTTTTATTTGAGTTAGAGACAAGTTTTGCCTAAAATCTGTTACTCCCTCTACAGCTACATCTTTGGAAGAGCCTATTTGAACAACCTTGATACCAGCATTATTCATTAACGCTACTAATTCTTTCCAATATGGAAAGTTCTTAGGGTTTGTATTGCCGTTGCGTAAAGCTTGGGCGTATGGACTTATTAGTACTTGTTTCATGTTGCGTATGCTGCTTTATAGGCTTCTGTTAAAGATTTTTTCCAATTCATGTGATCCATCCAAGCATATATATTATACTCTTCTACTTTTACAAATGCTGCACAGTCCGCTATGCTTATTACTTCAATACCTTCTTCCCCCTCAAAAACAGCAGGGTAACAAGCACCTATAACAAGTTTTGCGTGTTTGTGTTTTTCTTTTATAGCAGGTAATGCGCTTCTAAAAGCATAGTGATCACCAATACCGCTATCTAATGGAATAACTTTAACAGGTTTAGTTTTTATATTCCATTTTTTAATATATTCTATGAATATATTTTCATCATCTTGAAACTGTTTAATTTGATTATCACTTCTAATACCACCAGCTCCATAACGCATGTGCCAGGTCTTAACACCAGTCAATACTACTAATCTCCATCCTGCTCTTTTCATTTCATACGTGAAGATTGTTTCTTCTCTATGACCTACTTTAGATAGTCTTAAATCGTAGCCGTGTTTGCCTGCTTCTCTACGGAACAAAAATGTACTACCCTGTAAATGGTCTACATCTATATAGGAATGGGTGTTTGTATCCCGCCACTGTATATTCATACCTAAAAATATGTCTTCTATTTTATTAGAAGCTAATTTATGACCGATATCTGCTTTAGGGTCTAATATAAGCGGTCCTACCGCGCCAATCTTATCATCTGATTGTATATAATTAAACAAATCTGATAATGTGTTTGTTTCCATTACATTATCATCATCTAAACGCCATATATACTCTGAGGTAACATCAGTTAGTGCTTGCTGGTGATTCCATATTTGACCTTTACGCGCACCAGGCTTAACTTCCCAAATCATGCCCACTCTATTCATAAGAGTGAACAGATTTCTATATATTTCATTATTTCTTAAATCTTCCATTACGTCATTATCATCATATATGATGAGACGGTAAGGTTTAAGTGTTTGATTAGCTAACGACGTTAGCACTAATGGTAGTGTTGTATTGAACCTACCTTTAGTAGAAACTGTTGCTGTTACTTTATCTGTTATCATAAAAGTGGTCTATGTGCTTGTATTAATAATTGATCAGTACCTTCTTTTTGTGCACCGGTTATCGAAAACCCGCTACCTATAAATGCTTGACATACTACCGCCGCGTTAATGTGTTTTATTAGTGCTACTACTCTTCCACCTTTACGTAAAACTCTATACCACTCATTTGTATAATTAGGTAATAAAGTTAAGGGTATATCTTCAAATGAATCTATAAGAGCTATTTCTTCAATTGTATTTCTATCAAAAGGTAACGCACTCCAATCCCCTATAATATCACTACTTGGTGCTGTTTTATGTACTTTAATAAAACTACTTAATAAGTTAGGATCGTTGCGGGAGGTTAAATGTAATCTTGCAAGTGGATTATACTTCTTCAAATTGATTAAACTATTGCGTTTAAAAACAACACTACTATAATTCTCTACATTTTCAAACGTGCCTTCTGCATAGTGATAAATCGGAAAATTACCTGCTACTATTTTATTATCTTTTCTTTCTAAATTCGTATTGTATGGTACAACTTGTATCTTTAGCCCTTGTTGTTTTGCTCTAATACAGTAATCAATATCTTCTCCGCTACCCGGTGAGTATACTTCATCTAATATACCAACACTATTGATAACACGCCTTGGTATCATTGCACAGAAGAATATAATAAACTTTTGATTAGTAATTTTATCATCTTGCCACAAAGGCCCGGTAACGCCCATTTGCGGGTCATTAATAAATGGTTGTTCAAGCATTTCCAACCACTGATTAACGTTTTGCTCTAAAAGTAAGGTATCGTTGTTTAATAATACTACACACTCTCCTACAGAAGCCTTAATACCTATATTAGTAGCTTTAGTGTATCCTAATCCCTCTTTCTCATCAATAAGCTTAATACTTGGATATGTAATTGATAGCTCCTTTACATATGATGCTGTATTATCCACACAACCGTTAGCTACAACAATAACTTCAGTGTTATTTAAATCCGTATACTTGATAATACTTTGCAAACACGGTTTAAGAAAGTCATCCAAATGGTTGTAAGTTGGAATGACTACACTATATTTGGGAGAAACCATGCTTTATATTATGATAGTCCATAGAAAAAGCAAGGAGTTACATAAATAATATAAGCAACATGTTACTTAAGTTAATAACTCAAAATCCAATTACGGAAGGTCTTGATTACCTTATTGAAGAGGGTAACAAAGATAAGCCATCGACAATGTACATTGCAGGCACCTATATGGTAGCTGGCGAAAAGAACCGTAACAATCGTATTTACGATATTGACGAGATGACGAAGGAGGTAGAGCGCTACAATCAAGAATTTGTTAAAGCTAACCGCGCTATGGGCGAGCTTGAGCACCCACAA